TCTCACGCCGAGGCTCTGGAATCTGCTGCGCTGCGTTGCGAGAATGATGGCGACCGCGCAGCGGCTGAGAACGCAAAATCGGTGGCCCGCGCTGCCGATGCCGCTGCCGCTGCCGCTGCCGCTGCCGCTGCCGCTGCCGCTGCCGATGCCTATACCTATGCCGCTGCCGCTGCCGATGCCGATGCCGCTGCCGCTGCCGCTGCCGATGCCGCTGCCGATGCCGCTGCCGATGCCAATGCCTATACCTATGCCGCTCGGGATGAGGTTTTGAATCGGCAAGCAGGAATCGGACTGTCCGCACTGATCGAACTGAACTCACCAGGATGTGCGTTTCTCGGCATCACGGAGGAGTCATGAACGCAACCCTGAAGCTCTGGCTTGTGACGCTTTCCGACGGCCGCCGCACCACAGTCGAGGCTGATACGCTAGATCTGGCCTGCGCGGCGGCGGCGCTGCAGTTCGGCATGGATGATCTGCCGGCGGGTGCCGTGGTGATGGAGGTTTCGGAATGAGCGTGAATACAAATAAGGTTTCTGCAGTGGCGACCGCTGAGTGGCGTAGAAAGTTGTTGCAAGCTGAACTAATTCTTATCAAGGAAGGATGTCGCGGCGCTGCATCAGACATCGCTGGCGTCATCGGTGAAATTGCCGAGTTGATGCGTGCGGTGGCTTCATATCAAGGCGAGTGCGAGTCGCCGTGTCCGTGCCATGTAATGAAACAACAGCATCGACGCGAAATGTTCGTAGCAGCCGCCCGCTTGCAAGGAGGTGAGAAGTGACCGTCCCCAACGATACGAAGGCGGTTGATGTGCTGGCGGTTATGGATCAAGCGATTGCTTGCGTGCACCCCGGGGTGTCCCCTCAGCATGCCGAGTGGCATCTAAGGCTACGCACAGCCCGCGCCACCGTGGCTGAGTTGATTGACTGTGTGGGCGACGCCCAGTCATTGCTAGCAGAGATTGATTCAGCAGTTCGTGCCGAGCACGCGAAAAACGGAAGCCCGAAGTCGCAGAGCGTGGCAGGGGTCATCAATTTACGCCTAACTGACGCCCTCGCCCGCTCGCAAGGGAAGTCGTCATGAGCGCGCACCCCTACCACCGTGGCTGCGGCTGTTTCTCTTGCGGGAAGCACGAAGATGCCGCTGAGTTGCGTGACGAGAGCTTGGACGCCGACGTTAACGCCGCGATGACCGACTTCGAAACCGTGCGAGAGGCGTGCTCAGAGGTAACTGGTGGTGACTATTCCGACCACCTCGACTCCGACATTGCCCGCGCCTTGATGACGGGCGACTGGGTCGCTTACGGCGCTGCAATGGAAGCCCGCGTGCGTGCCTACCTGCGCGACGATGCGGCGGCCGACTATGACCGGAGGATGGGGGCATGAGCGCGAACGAGATGAAGGCGGTGTCTGATGCTGTGCGGGAGTTGCCGGAATCATGGGAGGAGTGGGCAGACAAAGAATCAGCATGGACGCACGACGATACGCCGCCCACTGTCTTGCGCCACTGTGCAAAAGAGCTTCGTTCCGCCATCGGCAAACAGTCCGCCAACCCCGTGTGCGAAACATGTTGCGTTCACGGGTTGATCGGCGGGCATTCTGGACAGACTCCGGGGCAGTACGAGGAAACACGGGGAGCCGTGCCCCGACTGCTCGCAGCCAGCCAGAGCCCAACCGACGACAATTTGTGGGACCAGACGCTCAAAGAGCGCGACCACTATCACGACATGGCGGACAGGCTTGCTGCCTGTATTGCTCGGATCACTGGCGCTGACATCGGCGAGCATACAAGCGCGAATTGTCCGTGGCACGAAGCCATTGGTGCTGCCGATGACTTCGTGCCAAAGGCCGCCAGCCAGCGGGTGTCTGAGAACATGCCTGTCGAGTTTGGGGAGTGGTTCGGCAAGAACTACCCTGGGCCTGAAACCATCATTAGTGATCCACATTGGCATGCCCCTCGCATATGGCGAGCGGCCCGTCATGCCATGCTGGCCTCTGCCCAATCGCCGGAGCCGATGCACATACCTGTTAGCAGAGATGAGGAATAAGTCATGAAAGCCAAGCTGTTTTTCGACGCAAACGGCCGCCGCGCCCGATCTCTAGGACTGCAGCTTCGTGTTGCAAAGCTTGCACACTTGTCTGAATTCGCGCGCGAAGCATACAAGCGAGGATGGTGGGCACAGCACACGACCGTGGAGCTTGCTCGCAAAGCGGAAAAGACAAACGAGGCCAGCACATGAACCAAGACCCCACAATGACCAAATGGCCGCGTAACCCGCAGATCGGCGATCCGGTTAATCCGATGGACACGACGCTGCGGTATAGAGCGCAGAGCATCTTGTATGGCCTCGTGCCCGATCCGCTGCCAGACACCGCTGATGAAGCACGAGACGTCCTCGCGTGGGCTACGCATATACATGGGGCAAGCATTGAACCATCCCCTACTCGCCTGACGCAAGCCGGGCCATTCTGGCCGATGAAGCCGTCGCCAACGCCCTCCCCCTGGGCATGAGCGACCCGGGAGGCAACCCGGACTTATTCCGCCACTGAAAGGAAACCTTGATGAACGATCCCACCACCCGCGATGGCGACATCATCGACGGCGATATCGTCGAGAAATCTCGCCCCCAGTCCGAAGGTCGCCTGCCTGCGACTATGCCGCAGGCGAATCCCTACCTCGCTATGGTCGAAACGATGGTATCGCGCGGGGGCGACTTGGCGAACCTAGACCGGATGCTGGACCTGCAGATCAAGTGGGAGGCAAACGAGGCAAAGAAGGCATTCGACGAAGCGGTCGCCGCTTTCAAGGCCAACCCTCCGAAGGTGTATCGAGACAAGGAGAACAAGCAATACGGGTCGCGATACTCGTCGCTGGCGAACCTCGTCAACACGGTCAACACTGAGCTAAGCGTCCACGGGCTGAATGCCAGGTGGGAGGCTGACCAGTCGCAGCATATCCAGGTGACTTGCATCCTGTCGCACGTCAGGGGGCACAGTGAACGGGTGTCGCTGCATGGTCCACCCGACACGTCGGGCGCAAAGAACACCCTGCAGCAGATCAAATCCACGCTGACCTATCTCAAACTCGCCACGTTTGAGCTTGTGACCGGCGTTGCTTCCGAGGAAGGAAACCTTGATGACGACGGCAACGGCGCGAACGGTGAGGACGACAACAAGCGAGCCATCATCAACGACTGGTTGCAGGTGGTGAAGGACTGCGGCACTTTGGATGAGTTGAACGATAGAAAGCGCGAGTGCATGAAGGCTTACGGGATGGTGGACAAGATTCCGCCCGCGATTCGAACGGCCTTCGTGAAGCGCGAGGAGAACCTCGCATGATCCTGGTGGAATGCGAACAGGGCACACATGATTGGCATTCTGCTAGGTCCGGAGCTATCACGGCCAGCATGTTTGGCGAAGTCCGCAAGCGCATTGGTGGGCTGAACGAGCAGCAACAGGCATACCTTGACGCAATTCGTGCTGGGCAGCCTGAACAAGAGGCAATGAAGTCTGCCGGCTACAAGTCTGCCCCACGTTCTGAGACGTTGAAGCGCGCCATTTCGGGCGAGAAGGTTGGCGACTACACCGAGGCAGCCAAAAACTACGCCTTCCGGCTTGCGGTTGAGCGAATCAGTGGCGACCCACTGGCCGATGACCAGTTCGACACATGGGCGATGCGCCGAGGTCGAGAGCTTGAGCCCGAGGCACGCGACATGCACGCTTTCCAGAAAGGGCTTCGCATCCAACGAGCCGGCTTCGTCCTGAGCGACGACAACTTGTTCGGGGCTTCGGCCGACGGGCTCATCGGAAACGATGGTGGATCGGAATACAAGTGCTTGGTTAACCCGGAGCGCCTGCGCGACATCCTGTTGACACAAGACTTGTCAGAGTTCATGGAACAGGTGCAGGGGTGCATGTGGCTGACAGGGCGCACATGGTGGCATTTCTGCCTGTACTGCCCGGCGCTTGCATCTATCGGAAAAGCACTGACGGTGTTCCACGTGGATCGCGATGATGACTTCATCGAAGCCATGGAGGTCGATCTTATCGCCTTCGCTGGTCTGGTATCTGAGTACGAATCCAAGTTGCGCGCGCCTTCTGATTTGCAGGCTGCGGCATGAACAGAAAGCCCGACACCCGAACCCCGGAGGAGCGCCGCAAGGCCGGCCGTCAGGCATCCCCGTGGAACCGAGGCCCGATGTGCGAGACGGCACGAGCCAGGGCGGCGCACATGCGCTACGTGAAGCGTGGGAAGGCCATGAGGACTGAGCAATGACTGATTCAATCCACCCGAATGACAAGCTTGATGCAATTCTCTGGGCAATCGAGCAGGTACGGCGGTTCTCTCCGCCTTGTGTGCTTAAGGATCAGATGGCGCGGAACCGCATGATCGTGTTGAAGCAGTTGCGCGATGAAACTCAGAGGGAGGCACGGAAATGAAACACGACCCCATCACCGCAGAGTTCATCGAGCTGTCGATCTTCATGACCGTAGCCGTTCTGTCGGTCGCGCTGTTCGTGTTCACACCGCTGGGCGACCTCACGTTCAACGCGGTCTACCGCATGGTGCAGTACGTGTTCGGGGCGTCGTGATGATCGACACCCTGTCCATCGCCTGCATCCGCCTGTTCGTCGTGCTGGGTCTGGCGTCGGTCGTTGTCACGGTGATGTACGCCGAGCGGGCTGTCGGCTTCGCGTGGCCCGCTGGAATATTCGTAGCCGAACTTGTTGCAGCCGGTGCTGCGTTCGTGCTGCTTAAATGGAGTAGATAATCATGAAACTTGAAAGCGCGTTAAAGCTACAACCCGGCGATAGTGTATGGATCAAACCATTGTGGAACAACACTACGCGCGCCAGAAAACATCGAATAGACAGGCCTACCCAAGTGGTTTGTGTAACGGAGTGCGAAGGTTGCGAGACAGGCGCGCTGATCGAAGTTCGAAAGCGTGGCGGCTCGTACGCAGAGCTTGACGCAGCCTGGTTCGACGAACCAGAAGACAAGACTGATGGAGAGAGGGCGTGAACGAGCTAAGCGCAAGAAAAGCTGACGCAGTTGAATACGTCCCCGCTGACCTGTCGGGCAAACTCCAATGGCTGTGCAAGTTCGGCAGGCCTAGCACGTCGATGATGGATTCGGGTTGGCATGCTCGCATCATAATGAACACGAACACGACTGGTACGTCTTTCGACGTCAAGTCCGAGTATGACCTTACCTCTCCGGACAGAGCTGTCGAACAGCTAATCGAGAGGATGCTATGTGCGCTCGCAAAACTTGGAGAGAGGGCATGAACGACAAGACAGACGTGCGGCAGCGGGCGCGGGAAGATGTAATAAAAGAGGCTTACGAAATATGGTGCCTGCCGCGAATGTGGAACCACGAGCCTGACCATCCTGCTGATGCCTTTTCTGCTGGATATCGTGCCGCCCTGTCCTCCACGGCAGGCGTGGAGGCGGAGCTACCGTACCGCGGTGAAATGACGAACGGAGAGTGTGCGGACAAGCTGCAAAGCTACCTTGATGCAGCCAAAGAACACGACCCGGCGCAATGGCCTCGCGCGATCAATCCGTGCATCCAGCGTGCTATCTACTGTCTCCGCAATCCGCCGTTCCAGCGGTTCATCGCAGAAAGCGAAATGGCACAGCCGCGGGGACATAACGGCCGAGGCGGCGATCACGAATGCGCAGACCCGCAGCCTTTTGCCGGCGCTGCTGTACGGGAGTTGCCGGAGAAGTGGCGAGCATGGCGGCACGCCCCAGAACATCCTGTAGAAGAATGCTTGCAGGATGAGCGAGCGGCGGAAATATTTGATCGTTGTGCTGACGAACTCGAAGCCGCCCTGCGTTCGCAGACCGAAAGCGGCGGAAGAATCGTCGGGTCAACAACTATCGACGGCGTTCATGTGATAGTTGCGTCGCCCTTCTCGGACATGCTGGATAGCCAGTTTCTTGTTCGATACGACGACTACCTTTCCACCCTCCGCTCGCAGCCAGTAAGCCAGCGGGTGCCGGAGGGGTCAACACGAGAGGAGATTGCCGATCTGAGAGATAGGCTCGTGAGTGCAGGCATCTCCGAATTTCTCTCAGGTGACACAAACCATGCAGAGGATCGTAGGTTCATACACTCCGCAGTTACCGAAGCATGGCAGTTGTGCGACGAACTGCTTGCGGCCGCGCCACACACGGGTCCCACAAGTGACGATATGGAGTTCTTCGCCTTGCCGCCTGACCTCCACCCGAACACCGCAAACCTAGTCGCGAGGTTTGCCACCGCATTAGCCGCCAAGCTCGCCGCTGCCGAAAAGAAGTATGGCTACAGCGACGGGTGGGCTGGCCCGAACTGGATGGACGAGTGCCGTCAGAAACTGAACGAGCATGTTGCCAAGGGCGACCCGCGAGACGTGGCTGCCTACTGCGCGTTCTTGTGGCACCACGGCGAAGGAACCGCCCCATCGCCTGTCGCTGCACTAGAAAATGAACATCTGAATGCCCTGCGCCACATGCGTGATCGGATCACGAAGCGGGCCGTTTACGCGAAGTCTGCCAACGATTCTACGAATGAGGCAATTTTTACGCGCGATGCACTGGCGCTGCATTCAGCCTTAGAGCATCTTGAATCCTGCGCCTCCCTACCCCAAGGAGACAGCGATGAATACTGACACGTTGAAAGCCTACCAATGCGATGACTCGGACCTGTATGCAGCCCGTGACGCCGAAGAAGCCAAGCGGCTTTGGCACGAGAATGTCGGCGACGACGAAACCATGGACGACGAGTATCCGCACGAACTGACGGATGACGAACTCGACCACCGGTACCCCGAGTTTGATGAAGATGAGCGGCCGATTCCGGGCGAAACGATCAGCGTACGAGAAATGCTGGCTCAGCACGGCACTGAACCGGGCTGGCTTGCGGGGAGTGACTGGTGATGAACACTGACACAAAACCCAAAGACCCCGGAGCCCCGCACGCAGAAGTGTGCGGCGTACCGATCTACTCGGACGAAGCCAAGGCGTGGAACGAGGCCACTGCGGCTGAAATCACGGTGGTGGAGGAACGGCACCGCGCCGAGCGTATGGCGTTGGAAGATCGCCACGAAGCAGAGCTTGTTGCGGTGCTGAATCGCAATGGAGGCGCAACGCCATGACCCGAGATCAGCAAGACCGAATCGACAACTGGACCATCACCATCGGGGCCGTGTGCGTCGTCCTGGTGCTGGCTTGGAGGGTGTTCGGGTGACTACTTCAAGCCCATGGTGTAAATCCAGCTTGCGGATGATTAATATTTGAGTTTATCGTAACTGTAGCCGGCGTGCCAACAGACCCCCAAAGATCAACAAAAGGAACGTATATTTTCGTTCCGGTGTCGATAGTGGTGATGGTTTTAGTAGATATTAACGATCCGTTTCGATATGCCTTCATTTCTTCTGTGTCCAGATCAATCGTGATAGTAATCACGTCGCCCTGCACAGGAATAGTTCCTGAAGTGCCAAGTACAGTAAACGCGGTTCCATCATAGTGCCTGCACAAAGGACTAGTCTGTCTCCCCCAGTAATTTCCTCCACTTGTAATTGCAGGAGAGGCTTGGGCCATCACTTCGGCTTGATCTACGATACCAAATCCAAGATTTCCGCTGCTCGGAAGGCTGTTGACGGTCATTTCATAGACCCATTTACCGGACGACTTTGGCAGCGTGCAAAGCGCCCACCAGTGGCCTCCTCCATTTGAGTTACTGGCCGTCTTGTCAGAACCTGACAATGTTACGTTGCCTGATTTTCGCGCCGGATCAAACGAGACTGTAGAATCTCCTCCTCCGCCCCCTGAGCTTGGGCGACCAATTCCCATTGAGGTCGGCAACGCGAACATCAGGCTGTGTCCCCTCCAAGAACCCACGCTGCATCAGTTCCGGTATTCGCACTGACGTACAACATGCACAATGCCCATTCGCCTGCCGTGTCGCTGTGGACGCTTCTGTTGTTCATTGTGCCGCCCGCTTCCGGATCGAATGTCACGACTCCGGCACCTGCTTGTACTACGGTGCAGCAGAATCCCTGCGGCAAGTCGTTCGGCAAGGTCAGGGTAATCGCCCCGACGTTGGCAAGTTCAACAATCTTGCCGCTGTCCGCCGCTACCAGTTCATACGTGGTGCCGGTCTGCTTGTTGATGTTTCCGCGATAGCCGCTGATCTCATCAGAGTCCGTAACCAACACGCTGGAATTCTGCAACGTGTCTCCGCCAGCGCCATCCCAGCGAGGAAGCGCGTTGTCAGTGCTGGATATGGGGCCAGAAACCCCACCACCACCAAGCGCAGCGGCAATCTCGTCAAGTGCGGCTTGCACTTCTGTTGCCGTTAATCCTGAAGTAGCGTTGTCGTAGCTGACCGCGTCCGCCGCTACGCTCCCTGCAACAATAGGTGCTACCCATGCTGCGCCATCCCACGCGTACAGCCCTCCGTCGTCCTTGCTTAGGATCAGGTGCACGCTGGTTCCGGCCACGTAGAACTGCCAGAAGTCGCCCTCATCGACGTAGCGCGCGAGGTTGTTGTCCTGCCCAACCCAGTCGCCGGTTGCCGATGCACCCACGATGTACAGATCGCCATCGGTCGGTGACCCTGGCGGCGCCGTCTCGGTCATGTTGATGACCGCAGTCTGCAGCAGCGCGTCGATCACGTTCAGCGCCAGGTTCAGTCCGGCGGCTGGATCCAGCGTTCCCTCGGGGACGTATGGGATGCCGGTGTTGGGGGTTGTCATGCTTTCGTCTCCGGTGGAGAAATTTCAGGCCCATGCCAGCATGGCGGCCAATCTTCCACGCCGCCGTCCAGCCAATCCCATCGCTCATCCCCAGCATCCGTATAACCGATGAATCTGGCGGGCTGGATTGAGTTCGGGAAAACACCCCACTTCGCATCCGGCGTATCACAGTCAAACGTAGGCTGGACCCAATAGAAGTGACCGGGTTTCAAGTCAACCCCATCCACTTCATTGGCCTCTCGCGCAGATCTGGAATAAACCGGATTCTCGCTCATGGCTAGATTGTAACCTCGATGTGCGGGCCTAGCCCGGTCAGTTGGTTCCGCTGCTGTACGCTGACGGTCACGGGACCGCTGAATGCAGACAGCGATGTGGTGATGGATTGTTGCACCTGGTCGAACGTCTGCGTGACGCTTCCGTCAGTCAGGGTGATTCGGTACCCAGTGAAGTTAACACCTTGCGCGGTATTTGCACCGCTACCGAGACGACCCACCCCTTGCCAGCTTGCAACAAGATCGGTTCCATCTCGGCGTGCTTGCAAATAGGCAGGTGCAAATTCGGTCTGGCTCTGTCCTGTGAACGTGACGTTGATGATGGTGGCGTCATCTGTGCTTGTGCCGAAGCTTGTGGCTCGGAACGTTAGCGACCTGTTCAGCATCGCAAGTTCGGCCGGGATGAACGCGACTGCGCCGTCGAGTAGCACGAACCGCTCACCGATGGCGTGCTCGACCGTCTCAGTGTGCCGGCGTCCTCTCAGAAAATAAGACAACTCCCAGTCGCCAGGCGACGTCTCGTCCACGACCCCGAACTGCACGATCTCATCGCCTATAATAGCGCGGTTTCGGCCATTCAACAGACCGGACAGGTCGAAAGATTCAAGGTCAGCATTCGGGGTGCTGATCGAAACAGTAACGGTGTTGTGCTCATCTGGGAACGCGGCCGGGTGGTCTCCCATAACAGTCGTCGTTGTGCCCATGATCGCCTCTATTGACGAACTCTGTCCGTCGATGTAGGACTGACCACCGTCAAGGGATAACTCTACCAGAGCGCCCTGCCATGCTGGGAATATGCCGCTGATCGCCATGTACCATCCGAGCCTGTCGTCGGTGTCGCGGAAGATAGGCGAGTCGATGAACTCGACCAGCGTCGGGCCTACCACCTGCGACGGCGGTGGTGTAATAGGCGCGGCCGGGAACCCTTGCACATTCAGCGTGTATAGGCTCTGCCTGTCGTGAACCGCACGATACTTCTGCTCCCCCACGTCGGTGTCGACCTTCACCAGCATGGCGCGCACAGTGCGGTTGTCGTACTGCAGGAACACCGGGTCTGACTCGGTCAGGCGTAGGTAGTTGTCGCCCAGGCTGAAGTTAAGCTCGCCCTTTTGAAGCTCTGCCATGACAGCGTGCTGTTTGGCAACGACAGTTGCGGCCTCATCCGCGTTCATCAAAACTGCAGATTGGAGGGACGCCTCACCTTCTGACCGCGAGCCTTCCGGCCGCTCGCTACGCTGTTTGTCAGTCGCGAGCCCGCCATCTACATCCCAGTAGTTCAGATGTAGCACACGAGGTATGCTGATCGGGTCGCCGCGACGACTGTCAACCTCGACATCCTCGTCGTTGTCGATGAAATCTGACTCAGCGATCGTGGCAACAGCATTGGCACCGCGAGGCACAAACTTCACCTTGCCATCGGCATTCGACGGATCGAAGAAGTAAACTTGAGAAAGAGCGTGCATCGCGCCATAACACGGGTACGTGTTGTTGACGGTGATTCCTCTAACGCTACCCGACAGACCCGATACATCAAACATGCTCGGTTGCATATTTGCGCGTTGAGCCAGCGCAGACATCACAGCATGAAGGGGCCATTCGCAAGCCATCAGGGTTGCACCAGAAACTGAAAGCGCAGCTTGTCATTCATCCCTATCTGAATCAGTCCGCCGCTAACACTTTCCTGCAGCAGGTACTCAGTTTCATACCGATCACGCTGCTGCCGGCTGTACAGGTTCCCATTGCGTACATACGCCAGGATGATGTCATTGACCAGAAGCTGACTGCCGCGCTTGTCGTCCATCGAACACTTCGGCGTGATGGTCCCGGCAGGTAGCGCGGTAGTGGTGTGCCCGGGGATCAATGAATCGTACCAGTAGAAGTGTGATCCGCTACCATCAACATACGCGATGAAGACACGCATGTTCTGGTCGAAGGTGAAACCAAATTCCGTCACTCCGATAACACTGTGTACCACCGTTGGCTCTACCCCGGTGGCGTCCAACACGAAATCACCATCGATGTACCGACCGCGCCAGTCTTTAAGGTCCAGCCCTTGGGATCCGTCGTTCAGGGCCACACCGCCACGCTCATAGTCAATCAACGGCGCGGGCGTTATGTTGCGAGGCGACAAAAATTGCCCCTCAATGGCCAATGTCGATAGGACGTTGTCCGGCATCATGGGATGGTAGCCCTCACCCAACTGTGTCGGAATGTAAGCTCAAGGGTGAACCCAGCGTTTTTATCTATTGCAGGGTCAAACTGAACTTGATAGGCGCACCAGTTGAATGTGAACAAGGCGCTTCGAATATCATTCTCCACAGCCGTCCCCCATGTGATCGTGCCATCACGGGCCAGATCGCTTGCACCGTAGGCTGTGCTACCAGTGCTGGTGCTACTTATTGCACTGCCTGCAGGCGTTCCGGTTATGGCTCCGATAGTTCCAGTGTATCCGCTGTTCCCCTGATTGGTTGCACGAATCGAAGCGGTCACACCATTAGTTGCAAAGCTTGAAAACGATCCAGCATAAATCCCCCAGCCGGTACCGAACTGCGGCTGTATTGTGGTAACAGCCGCAGCCCGAACTGTGATGTCGTGCAAGACGCCGCCTACATCGAAATCTGTATCAACCACGTCAGAGGTCGGTGGGTATACTCGCCACTCATAAGTGACATCCAGCACTTCGTCTGCCTGGACCGTGATCGTAGTTGGGCTACCGCCTGAATCAAGAATCAGCGCCCTGCTGTAAAGCCCTGATCCGCTTGGAACCCATCCAATCCCGACTTCTGCGATGTTACCTGCAGCTACACCCGTGCCAAACCGGTATACGATTCGGTGCCATGCGTAGTATGGGGCTGAGCCCTGAGCACCACGGCTGCTTAGCCCGCTTGGATGATCCCCGGAAGACACAAGAAATGCGGCCAGAGACGTGTCTGAAGCAGATGGCGCAGTATTACCTGTTCCGACTTGGCAATACGTAAGCCAGTCAGCATTGGCACCCATGCGATCTAGACCGGTATCTGTTTCTATGTTCTTGAATGGCCCAGCAAGGCGGCGCGTCGATATGATCCTGCCGTTGTCGTCCACCTTTCTTGCGTCCAAGGTGAAATACCCGGCGACAGCATAAGGAGGAAGATTGATGTGCTTTGTCATGTTAATGTCCCTGATACCAGTGTGCCGGAAGATACGATGCCTTCCGGCTCGCCTTCTGTGTAATCGACCAAACCGCCGTACAACGCTGCGCCTGCCAAGACCCCGGCTGAGTCAATACCCTCGGGGTCGATTTCATATTCTTGCAACCCGCCATAAAGCGCAGCTCCGGAAAGAACCCCTTGTGATTCGATCCCCTCTGGCGGGTTCTCGTATTCCTGCAGACCGCCGGCGAGGACTGCACCGACCAATGCGCCAGTGCTAGAAACACCTTCCGCTGGTAGCGCCCACAACTCGCTATCGTCCACCTGTCCGGTAGATCCGATCCCCTCCACAATCGCAACCGCATAAGGACGAGACGTGTAGACAACGCCGTAGCAACGGCGCAGGCGAACGATGTATTGCGCTACCGCACCGTCCGTGCGAGTGACATCCTCACGGGCCAGAACCATGTAGACGCGACCACGCAAGGCGTGAACGTTACCTACACCAAACACCGCCTCAAGGTCAGGCGACGGCATCTGGTCATAGCTGCCGGTGTAGAAGCGCGCTATCTTCAAGAACTCGGCATTATTGCTTGCCATCGCCGCATCGTCGGCGTCATACACCAGCGTGCCATTCTTCCAGACCTGGACGAACTCGCACTCGCCCTCGGCAAACCCGATGGCATAGGTACGATATGCGGTTTCGGTTTCGACCTTGGGGGTGGCCTTGCCTTGCGATTCCTTGCGCTTGACGATGTCCGGCTCAGGCTGGACCGCGACCAGGGTTCCGGCTATCGGAGGCGACAAGCCGAACACGATCGGCATGGGCGCGCCTTCTTGCGCAAGCTGCTGACCGGAATCGCCTACCTTGGGCCCTTGTATGACCTGTGGGTCGGCAGCGGCACCTATGCCAGAGCCGATGACCCAACCGTAGTAGTATCCTTTCGGGTTGACCCAGCCGGTAACGAATCCACCGATGACAGCACCAACGACACCGGTAATCGTGCTGGTGGACATGTCAGCCCTCCCAGCGTGGGCGGTAGACCTCGATCACGCACGACAGCACATACTCTGCCAGACGTGTTTCGATCACGCCGCGCAGGTTGTCGGCGTGGATGATTGACAGTCCGCCCCACACGTAGTCTGCCATCAGTCCAACATGCGTAGGCTCGCCCTTGGTCCAGCGGATCAACGGCACATCACCGGGCCCCCATTCGCCCGTGATCGGATCTCCGAAATGCTCCTGCAGCCCGCGCCGCAACCGGTCGTCCCACGGCTCACGGCCATATCGGGCCGGTACGTTTGCCTTCTGTGGCCAGCCTGACGCATACAGTGACAACTCCACCAATCCGATGCAGTCCACCGCCCAAGGCCGTCGCCCCTGATGCCTCCACCTGGCGGTCCCGACAAGACAGCGGGCATAGGCGACAGCGTCCTTCGCGCTCATTCCGCCTCCGTGATCGCACCAGAGCCGGAGCGACCCGGCATCTGTGCACCGGGAACTGTGACTGCCGTGGCATCGCCGACCGGGATGCCCATGCCTCCGGAGCCGCCCTCGCCGTTAAAGTTGATGTAGTTGTCGCGGTCCTGGCACGCTTCCGGCGTTTTAGGGCAATCCGGTCGGATGCGACCCATATCGCTGACTTCAAGAGCGAATCCAGTTGTCTCGGCAAGCGTGATCCGAGTGCCACCGCCGCCCAGAACCTCGACGCTCTCAATGGCGTACACGCGCGTGCCTGCGTTCTCTCCAGTCTCAAGAATCAGCCGGGCTGGGAACCATCCGAAGCCCGTGGCGTCCTCCTCTGCGATGTCGAAGGTTCGCGTGTTCTCGGCACCCACTGCGGTGATGGTGAAGTCCGTCCAGAGTCCCGACACATCCCACCCGCAACCAAGGGGCTGGGCACGGTGGCTACCGGCAATGGCCCGGCATGGCCGTTGGAAGACACTCCCGATAGGCTGGTGCAGACGCATGGAATAGGACAGTAGTTCAGGGATCCAGACCAACTGGTCCTTGATACTGACCTCACCGACATCCCCAGCGTCCTGGATAGCAGCGGAACCAGAAACAGGATCGTCATACGGAACGACGAAACACACCCACTCTGCGTCATCCAGCTCACCAGCGTTTACCATAGCTTCGGTAATGCCAAGACCTGGGATGCTGAAGAATGACGGGCCCTGCGCGTTAGCGACACCGTAGGAAGTATCTGCCGTGAACTCGGATGGATCAATGCCAGTGCTGGCGTGATAGATCACTGGGCCGAACCCGTCCAGGTGGTCGTATGTCACATCTCTATCCAGCATCGTGAACCCAAATGTTCCTGCATTTTGGGTCGTTATCCGAACGCAAAGTGTGGTTCGTTGAACAGCCTTATTCAGCTCGTTCTGAAGTTGTATTGGGATCGTCCTCATTCCAATACTTCCATCAACTCAATCGAACCATTCATCGCATAAGATCCGCCAGCGCCACCGATGCGATTGTCGATCGTCATTGGGAACGTGTCGGATGCGAATCGAACTATGATACGAAACTGTCCTGACCACCTCAATACCGAAAGGTCAGTAGGAGGTGAATCAAATACCACCACACCATTGTCATAGTCGAATGTCGCGGAAACTGGAGTTCCGTCTACGGTGAAAACAGGATCAATAGGCCATACGATGCGTCTCGTATAACTGGCGTCACCGAACGACGACGTAATGGAAATATCGAATGTGTCTGTTACCCCATCGCCTGCGGCGAACACCTGGTTTGATGCGATGAAATCAGACCAGTCTTTAACTCTGAACGCATAAGCGGAACCCATTGCAGAAAGGTATGCGGATTTCAAACCCGCCAAGTATTCGTCATCCTTGATATTCATGACCGGCAAAATGTATCGGTGCCTTACCGTGCTCCACAACGGCTTTCGCCTTTCCCGCCCACTGCGAAATTGCTTAATTAGGGTGTTGAACTCTGGTCCGCCCTGCCATCCATAACTTGGACACACATCAAGCTCGGCATCGATGATCGTCATGCCGTCAGCCTCCGCGCGCGGCCAAGCTCGAAGGCAGTACGATTAGCCATCTGTGCTTGGGTCTTGTTCGATGTCGGAGCGGCAAAGGAAAACTGATTGTACTGACTCACTGAATTGCCACCACCCATTGCACGTCTGGTTTCATTTGATGGAACAACCGTTCCTGACGTTCGAGGCACGAACATCTCCGGACCCTGCTCGCCTACCAAGTAGGCCCGGCCTGACATCACATCGCCACCACCCGCACGTGCCCCACCGAATATAGCGCCTAAGAATCCACCGATGGCATCCCCAGACGACCCACCGCCAGATTGTCCCTGCTGTCCGAACAACTGCTCGATGATCTTTCTAGCGGCAAGTTCGAACAGAACATCAGCAAAGTTATCGGCTGCGCTCTTCAGTGCGTCCCAAACGCCAACACCTTCTCGAAGATCATCAAGGAATCCTTTAGCTGAGTCTCTCAGTCCGTCCATTACTTCGATTTGATCGTTCTGGATTTCCCGCTGCCTCTGAAGTTCCTCGGTCGCCGCAGCGATCTCCTTACCCCACGACGATTCAGCATCGACGCCGGCCCACTTGAGATTGTTCCATACCTCTTGGGCCTCGGCTGACATCTGAACTAACTCGATCTCGTCTCTGATTGTGTCTAATACGTCCTGCCTTCTCTCAGTCCTTCGCTGTTGCTCTTCTGCGACTTGACGAGCGATTTCAGCTACGATCTGTTCATGCTCGGCAATCTCGTCCAGGAGATCCAGGTGCTCGGCATCCTTCAACAGCATCGCTGCCTTGGCGCTATCCAGTTGCGAAAGCGCGCCGTGCTCGATCTCGTATCGAACCTTGGCCGCCTCACCGGTCTGTCCGTGCAACGTGATCTGTTCGTGCAATCGTTCGTTCAACGACTGATAGGCCCGCTCTAAAGATTCGGCAGCCTTCTCGGCTTCGCTTTTCCCACTTCCGCCTGAAGGATCAGGTGGATCTATGGTCAACGGATCAACAGTTCCTGGCGTGTTTACGTTGGCGAACTGACCAGTTCCACCAGTGCTGGTGCTTGAAAGTACACGGTTTCCTGGAGTGACTACTGTTGGCCTACCAAGCAATGCACCACCAGCCCCTTCTGCCGCAAGCCCAACTCCGCGCCTGACCTGATCCCAGTTAAGATTTATGACGCCCTTGGCTGCCTCGTGCAGGCCGTAGAATCCAAGAATGGTGTCGTCAAGCTTTCGCGTCAGAAATGTGAATATGTTCGCCGCGACCTCTACAACCCCCATCACCACGCGAATCGCATCAGCGATCGACTTTGCCGTATCAGCCACATTACTACCGGCCGTGGCTGCATCTTCAAAACCACCGACAATGTTATTCAGATCTGGCAACAAATCTGCAGCGACCTGAGTAGCAAGACCCTTAGCAGCAGAAGTCAACCTGACCAAATCATCGTTGAACTGTTCTGCCGCATGACCGGCCTCTGTAGATACTGTTACGCCGAATCGCTTTGCCTCATCAACAGCCGCCTCAATACCAGCCTTACCGTCCTTAAACAGTGGGATGAATTTCTGGAATGATTTGCCGAATACCTCCATCCCGAGTGCCATGACTTCAGGCGAACCCTTGTGCTTCTGAAATACGTCAGCAAAATCTAGAAATACCTCGTATGTATCTCTAAGTGAACCGTCAGCATTTTTAAACTCAATGCCAAGTGCAGCAAAACCTTCTGTCTGAGCTTTAAGGCCTTTAGCGGCATCGCCCTGTGATTTAGCAAGGCGACCCATGCTCTTTGTTATGTCATTAACCTCAATGTCAGCTAATGCAGCCGCATATGCAAGGCTCGAAAACAGTTCCGTAGATATGTTAGAGCGCTGCGCAGCCTTGGACATCTCATCCATATTGTTGATAACTGCAGGGATAGATCGTGCTATAGCAGTTATGCCGTCAGCAAGAAACCGTCCCAAAGCATTACCGACCGCAATAGCCTGAATCTCCATCCTCCTTAGTGATTTCTCGGCACGTTTCGCATCCGTCTCGAATCCACCCGTTCTCATCAGCATATCAATGACAATTGAGCCTGCGGCCATGGGTCAAATCCTCGAAGGGTCGAAGCCGAGCGCACGCATAGTTTGGATGTCAGCGTCGGAGTATTGGTCGCCGAACGACGGCGGAGACAGGAAGTCCAAGTTATTCTGGAAGTCGCCGCCCATTGACGATGAAATCAAAGCAGCGGGACGGTGGTATCGGTGGTGATCGTCGAATGGGTACAGACGGAAATAGTCACGCCACATCTGCAACTCGGCTGGCGACATGCTGCGGACTTCGCCAAGGGACTTGCCCATTGCCAGGCCAAGCGTGCAGAGAAACCATAGCCCGCCCTTGCGGGCTAGTCGTTTCCCGAGGATCCTTCCTCTTTGGGGTTATTGACTGCCTGAAATGCCTTGACGAACTTCTTGCGGACTTCGGGCTTCAGTTGGCTGGCAGACTCAGCCGTCAAGATGGCTTTGCCACTGTCGTCTCGGATGCACTTCGCCAGGATGCGTGGCAGTGAGTTAACCCTGACGTTCATATCCGGATCGCGGGTTTCTTCGACGAAGCGGTCGATGTCGATGGAAGCAAGCACGCGGACATGCACGGTGACGGTTTCCCCGCCGATGGTAATGTCCTGCGGCACAAGCTGGTCGGTGATGAAAGCGCCAAGCGCCTTAAGGTCAATGGTCATAGCCGTTCCTCATGGGAGGGGCGGCGGAAACGGCACGGCTAAACACCGCTCCAGGCCCGCCCCGTAGTAAGTCAGTAGCCGTTACGGAGTCGGGCCGTTCCAGTACGGGGTGACCGATCCTGAGCGCTGGATCAGCAGCGTGCCGCGAACCACCTCGTTCGTGGCGATGTCGATGTTCAGGTCGGCGACGTAGCCGCGGAACCCGAACGAAGTGCGGTCCTCTGGGGCAACCAACGCATCATTGCTGTCGAGAGTCGGGTTATTTCCGATACCATCAGAAAGCCCGATCATCCATTCGATGGTTTCTTTAGACGCCTTTAAATCCCACAACGTTTGCTGCGAGCCCTCCCACGGCTTCATGACGAACGGGACCGTGACCTGCCCGGGGTTACCAAGGCCGCCGGCAAATGACTTATCATCCAAGTCATCTAGGCATGTATCTTCGATCTGGTCGGCAGGCCCGCCCAACCCCGTGATGCCGGTCGGGCATGCCATCTTCATGACTTGCGCGACACTGGAACTCAGCGTGTCGGCGAAAAACAATTCAGAACCTTGGGTCTTGATGCTCATTGTATGTGCCCCTCCTGTGTGCGGGCATTAAAAAAGCCCTCATCGGGCTGGGGTTTAACAACGGTGAAGCGACTCAGCGCTGGGTAATGAAGTCAGCCTCAATGCCGACCCTGTAAAATTTGGTGTCGTTTTCTCTCAGGTCCACTACCACACGGTTATGAACTCCAACCGAATCCAGGGATGCACGTACGGCCTCGGCCATTGAAGCAACCTGCGCATCATCCCTTGACCAGCAATCAATCTGGACGGGTGTGAAGTCTGACTGAGGTGGCTCGCTCAGGGTGTCATACGGCTGCCCGGTGACGATCAGCCACGTGATGTAAGGCGGTTCTGTTTCCTGCTCCATCGAACCGTGGCGCCCAATGTTCTGCCCTACGATGGAAACGACAGTGGCGTTCGCTCGCAGCGTTTGATAGACGGGAGGGAACATCAACCGCGCCCCTTGTTCTGTGCTGCAAGCTTGCGGACAGTTGCGTCCAATCGCTTTATGAGGTCGTCCACAACAATGTTTATGACCTTTTCACCGTGCTCCGTAACCGCTGGACGAAGCCACGGCGTCGCAGGTTGGTGGCTGGAACCGTACTCAAGCAGGTTAGCCACCATAAGCGGGTTCGTCCTATATCCTTCGGCGTTGATGTAGTCGCGTTTCTTGACTCGAACGAGGTATCGCTCACCCTTGGTTCCGAACGGCTTCTTGCCACGGCTTGAGATCACCCGCTTCTCAAGTTCGCCCGTGGATCGCTCGCCATTGATGGCGATGGCCCGGCGCAGGTTCTCTTTGGCACGGTCACGCAGGTAACGCGCGCCCTTTGCAAGAGACAACTTCACCGGGCCGCCACGCTTCGACACAACCTCCTCAGGCAATGACTGCAGAGTGGCAAGGACGCCATTCAGTCCCGTTATTTTGAAAGCCTGCTGCGTCACTCGTAGAACCTCGCGTCATTGCCAATCCAGTCCCGTAACAGCTTCCCGTCCGGGTCCGGTGTTCCGAACTCGTCCCGGTGCCCGATCCCGATCCCGCCACGTCCTGGCAGGCCCTTTATCCCGACAACACGGTGACCATCGAACAGGTGCTTTGATCCGTGCCGGCGCCATAGGTTCATGTCGATCGCCCCGCCAGACTGGCACGCCCTGCGAAGCGCGTCGATCGCGCCGCCACGTACCGCCGTGCCGCACAGGCTCGCGTGCCCCGTATTGCCCATCTCCCGCGCCCTGCGCGTGGCGACGTTGTAGTAGCGGCTACGCGTCTCCCCGACCAACTCAGCGCGCTCCAGTTGCCCGGAAACGTGCGTCAGCCAGTCGGTCGCGTAATGGTCATCATCTTCACAACACACAACCCGATCCGTAGACCGGCAGTGCGCCAGCCCGGCCTGCAGGTTCCGCGCCTGCGTGTTCCTGCCAGGCTTCCACACCGGCTTCGGTCGGATGACCTCGACCGTCCAGCCCTCGCGCGCCAAGGTCACCGGCTGCGGATCAGGCCCGTCGTCCACTACCAGCCACCGCACAGGCCCCGCGTAGTCCTGCGCGGACATCCACCGCTCGCACAGGGCCCAGGCTTGCGGCCTGGCACCGGTGGCGGTTAGCAGGGTCAGCACGTCAGAACGGGCCGGCGCCGTGGACTGGCCGTATTACTTGATCTCGAACCCATCGGCGCAGACGCTGCCAGAGCGTAGGCTCGTAGATCACCGACAAGGCACTGAGATCAGTCGGCTGGACATGGCAGTTGATTGTGGCGCGCCAGAAATCGTTCACTTCGCAGTGCAGCGTGATACCCGTTACGCCGCCGAGCTTCTGGTCGCCAACCATTACGATAGTTCCCTGCGTCTTCGTCAGCCCGTCATCGCTGGCAGGGGGAGGAATGATCCGCGCCATCACCCGTTTCTCGCTCATTTCACACCTCGCCGTTACGGCCCATCAGGGCCAGAATTTCACCAACCACCTTCCGCACGTCGTGGTGCGCTTCGACGTGGTTCCGGAGACTCCCGACCCCCATCGCGTGCTGCACCGCCTCAGCCACGTTCCCGGGCCTCGGCACCACCCCGCCACGCCCGCTGTAATTCCTCGCCATCGACCCGAGCGTGTCCGGGTCCAGAAGCGGGCCCTGGTACGCGCTGCGGTGGTCGCAGATCACCACCGGCACCCCGCAGGCCATCGCCTCCAGGGCCGCCCGGCCGGTGGCCAGCACGCACGCAGACGACTGCAGTACCGCGCGCGCCTCGACCTGGGACAAGCTGGCGACGTGCCGAAACTGCAAACCCATCCGCTCGGCCAACCTCGGCAGGAAGTCCAACCCGCGCCGGTAGCTGAAGCGCGTCAGGAACCGGACACCGTGCCCCGGCGTCCAGAAGTCAAGATCAATCGGCTGGCGCAGGATCGGACCATCGCCGCCCCAGCGCGCCCGCACGCACTCCGACGTGTAGGCCACCGGCACACCGTCCGGAGGTTGCTCGGCCGGGATGATCCCGTGACACACCGCCAGCACGCGATCGCACTTCTCCAGCGCAACGCCCGTGTCTCCGGCGTTCGCGATGATGCCAGCATCGAAACGGCCTGCTGGCAGTGAAAGTTCCGGGCCCCAATTCGTTACCTCATGCCCAATCCTGCGCAGTTCCGATGCGACCGTGGTGCACCAACTCTGCACCCCTCCGATGGGCTGGCGCCCGCCAGGAGCGTGCTTAGCTGCCAGCAGTATCCTCACAGTGGTACCGCCACGGCTGGAAGACCGTCCCAGCAGACCAGCGGGCGCCCGAAATCACTCGCACCATGGATCGCGTGGCCAAGCCTCGCCTGCCACTTAACCCGCCACCGAGGGAAGTGATCGATGTAGTACCGGCAGGTTTCATCCCAGTGGGCGACGGACAGGCACTTGCCGTAGTGACGCACCATCACGCCAGCATCCTCCACTCGGCCGTGCATGGTTGGCTGGCGCTGCCCGGGCTGATCGTAGGCGGCCGCATCCGGACGGAACAGCATCACGATGTCTCGGTACTCCGGCCCCCATCGCCTCGGTAGCGCTGCCAAGTCGCCGCCGGTGTACGGCGCCTGCAGATCCGGCGTCAGGTAGCCATCGAACAGACGGAACCGGTAACCATCGGCGTCCAGGGGCGGCAGTTCTCCTTCCAATCTCTCGTCAGCGTCGAAGCACAAGCACCAGTCCGCGCCCACCTTGCGCGCCAGAGCGAGTAGAAGCGCCCGGTGCCGGGTGTTCTCGGCAACCCGGTCTGGCCGCCACTCGTCGCCATTGATCACCGTCACGCGGTCGATCCCAGCCGCGATCGCGACCGTCTCGTCCGTTGAGCAATCGTCATACATCAGCACCTGGTCAACATGGTCCAGGAAGTGCCGAAGCGTGTCCTCAATAATCAGGGCTTCATTACGTACCCGAGTTATTCCAACTAGCATGTAAGAGCATCCTCAAGGGCCATCTTCGGCCATCGCGTGATAGTCGTGTCTCGGCTCGCATTCACAACCGGCACCTTGACCGGCATCCTCGCGAAGTTTTTAGCCCAGCCTGTAATCATTCTTGGGGCTGGATTCTTGGTCCTGTCGTGATCGCCATGCCAGTGGCGAAGATTACCGCGCATCTTGCAGTCATACCCAAGAAGGATCACCCGAGACGCGCCCTGTGCCTCCGCATACCAGATCGCAGCCATGCCACTATTCCAGTGCGACTGCTTCGGCTTGAAATACTGAATGCCGTGCCGCTTGGCCATCGCCTGTGAACAGCAGACCTTCCGAGCCGGTATCGTGACCTCATGCCCATAGGCATCCCACCATGCACCATCCCCAGCCATCAGGACCGTAGCGAACGGTGCAATCTTCCATGTCGTGTTCGTGACAATCGTCGGGTGTCCGGATTTCTGCACCAGCCGGCAATCGTCCTCGGTCAAGCTCGGTCCGCTAGCAATGCAGACCACTGTCTGGTCCTTCATTGTCCGTCACTGACCCCTTCGGAAACCGGGAGCGTCAGATACTCAAGCCCCGATTCCTTGTCGGACAGCACTCCCTTGATGTTATACACGCGCCCGCGATGGACGATCCGCATGTTCGCGACCACATCGTCACGGTGTCGGATGGTGATACGCGCGGTGACCTCGGATTGTGTAGCGCCTGACTGGATGAACTCGCGCCCTGAAATAGGCTCAACTGACGCCCATACGGTTGCAAGAGCAACCCATTCGTGCTGGATCACGCCTTCTGAGTCCCGCTCGCTCACCAGGTTCTGAATCCTGACCCGGTGTCGAAGCCGACCAGCAGCTAGTGTCGTGCTCGCCATAATCAAGCCAGCGTAGAGCGCCGAAGTGGAGCAAGAATTGCAGTGCTGGCCTTGTTCAATACATAGCCATGGCCAGCATCAGGAGTAACTACATTGTCCTTTCCTTCGCCTTCACGGAACCGGAATTGACTGGCAAGCTCAAGCAGAACCGCACGACGCACAGCAGGACGGACAATAGGCTCTCCATTGCTGTCCAATTCGATCACGGGATATCCGTTGGAATCAAGAAAGACATCGCCATTGGAATCCAGTTCCACCACATACAAACGCCACTGATCTTTCAGCCACAGCGCAACCGCGTCAGAGACATCTTCGATCGCATCAACCAACCAATCGTCCTGGTCGCTTCCGTTGCTATCGTAGTCAATGCGCAGTTGTGCATATGCCTGATTCAGCGTCACGAGACTAGGCATCTGGCTTATCCCCAAGGTTCACCGGACCGCTGCGGGGTGGATTACCATCCTTTCCTGCCTTACCATCAACCCCCTTCCTCGCGGAAAGCTGCCAGTCCGAGGATTGATGTGTCGGGGATTCCTTAGTGTCTCGCAGAGCAAGCCACAAGCAACCGTCATGGGTAGTGAACTGTCCCACCTTCGCGGACTTCCCCTGCCCCCAAAAACCGATGTGCTCAAACGTTGGAACAGGGTAGGAAACCGATTTCTGCAACTCGCCACGGCTATAGGTCAGCACAACCTCTCTACCTTTGACTTCTACGTCGCAGTCATCGAACCCAAGCCCGTCAGCGCCGTCGCGACCGTCCTTGCCGTCGTCTCCATCCTTGCCAACGAACTGTCCTAAGTCCCTTGTAGTGCCGTCAGATAGAACCGCTACGAGGCGGCCCCCATCAGCGCGGAACATGTCCTTGACATCCAAGCCATCGCGCCCAGGGTCGCCCTTTTTGCCATCATCACCCTTCGGTCCCGGCTCTCCGTCCTTGCCGTGCTGCACTGGGTTTGCCTTGAAGTGCTCGGCCACACGCTCCTCGACGTACAGGTCAAGGACCGGGGCAAGCATGTCTGACTTCACCAATTCTGCAACTACGTCTGACACCAGAACGGGCTCGGCATCATCACCCTTCGGTCCAGGCTCTCTTTCCTCAACAGCGCGCGCCTCCAATTCCTCGATCCGCCGCTGTAATGGCGCCGTGGCTTCCTTGACAATGGCGGCAATCGACTTGCCAAACTCGACGGGATCAATCATGAAGGGCCTCTCGGGTAGCCTCTAACGCCTTGCGCTGCCATAGCTCGGCCGTCAACCGCCGGACTTCCTCGTTTGCCGTTTCAGAATCTTCCGTAGCTGTAACCGGAACAGGGTTAAGGTCAGTTCGATCAGCCAACATCCCAAGTGGGTAATCTTGATGCTGGCCCCAAATCGTATCGCCGCCGCCAGTGGGAGACAGGTTGAATGTCCTGCGAGCCTCGTCAGGAGTTTTGATCTTCCCGCCAACCAACTTGGACTCAACATCAGCCTGCTTTCCTTCATCCATCCGCCAAAGCGGGCTGCTATCAAGCTCAACGCCTAGAGGACGAGAGATACCCAACCCTTCATCAAGCAGGTTTTCCATGGATTCCACATGTGGGCTCAGTGCATCACCGAAGTATTCGACGTTGACATCGTCTGACTTCCACCCGCCAGGGACTTGACCAATGCCAATTTTATATGGCTTGACCCCGAACGGCTGGCAAATCTGCTCGTCTGAATATCGCATCTGCTCGACAAGCTGAGAGTCTGCAGAGTTCATGGCGAAGCTGGTGAACTTCATGTCCGCCCCGATCACCGCGACCTTACCGCTGTTCTCCCCAGAATAATTTGTCTGCCAGTACGATCGAAGCTCGTTGGCATCATCATCAGACATGCCTGCAGGCGCAGTCAGGATGCCACCGGGCTGGGCGTGATTATTGAAGAATTCGGCCGACGACTTGAGAATTTTCAGGTTCTTGACCGCAGCCCAGTGCGCCGCACACAACGGGGGCACGCCGATCAACTGGTGATGGAAGCAGTTCAAACGGTCGTGGATGATCTCACGCGCAGGAATCGTCAACTGTTCTGCAGGGTAGTTCTCAGGCAGGAGATTAGCGGCGGTGTTGTAATTGATCTGATAGAACACGTCCCCAGAGTCAGATACCATTGGCATTACACGGCACGGGTCCAGAACGTATAGGGCAGTCACCACGCCGCGGTCATCACGACGCTTCAACACGTAAGTGTTCCCGTGGACCAGCTTGGACAAAACCCATGCCTCACGGAACTGTTGCGCGGTCTGGTAGTGGTTGGGCTTGCGCAGGACCGGACTATATGCCGTGTTCTCAACCGCCTGCCAGATGCCGTTACCGTCCTCTCGCTTCAAAACGAAGGGGAGCTTGCCGATATCCTGGTTTATTCTGGAAAGGCAGGCATACAGCGCCGGATAGCACAGCACCGTGCCCTGCTTCTCCTCCATGTCGTTTTGCCAAGCCCCAGCGAAAGGCTCTCGAATCAAACGATGCCAGCCACGATCAGGGACAGGATGCAACGCCTTCTCGACGGTCATTGCATTGCGCAATGCTCCGAAGATGGTCAACTCAGCCATTTGGCTTTAGCCCCTTTCTGATGAAACCGGCGGCACATATCATGAATGCGCCAGACGCTACCAGCGCCCAGCCGATACTTGAGACGACAGCCACCCCGGCCACGATGCTGGCGGCGCCACCCATGTAAAACCCGGCCACATAAACGATCGGGTTAGTAGCGAACGCCTTCAAGTTGTTCATTTTTCTGCCTGCATGTCCCGGCGACGGTATTGGCGCTTCGGCTTACCCGTGGTTTGGGATATTTCTTGCTTCTCCTCAACGGGTTCCTCAGCCTTCATCTGCTGTTCCTGCTGTTCCTGCTGTTCCTGCTGTTCCTGCTGTTCCTGCTGTTTCGGCCATGAGGCCCGTCCAGAAGAAACAAGCCGGTTCGCATGAGATCGCGGCACTTCGATGGTCTTGCCTCGGTAGATCACTTTCTGGGTAATCATCTTGCCTCCTTAGAAAGAGGGGGCCGGAGCCCCCTCTCAATGGCGATTACTCGCCCCAGTTGACGTCAGACAGCACCGCCACCGCAGTGTCACGGCGACGCGACCAGTTCAGGAACCTATGGGCACGGATGGCCGTGCTGTCGGTCTGGAACATGGAAACCAGCGTGGTCGGCGTGCCGGTCGCGCTGTTGTTGGTCGGGTTGTCCAGCATCTGGATCGAAGCCTCTCGGCTGAAATCCACCGTGGCCTGCCCATCGTCAGACAGATAGATGTCCGACGCATTCACCAGGATCACATACGCGCCGCCCGAAGCGGACGGGACGTAATTCGACACCAGCACCGGGACTCCGCCCAAAGAGCCACCGCGCGGCCCGAGGTTCGGGAACTCCGGCTGACCCAGCCCGTTCACCAGCGCTGAGGCCGCGCGAGCGGTCGCAGAACGCATGATGTAAACCGGGTTGTCGAAGTTGTGGTTCGCGGCATCTGACGCCGCCCACAACGCCACCAGATCGGCACGGATGTCGGCTGCGGTATTGCCAGACGACGGCGTAGCGGCGATGCCATTGGTGATCGACGCAGGGGACACGTTCGCGGAGCCAGCGAAATCCGGGTCGATAAAGTCCGTATCCATACGCTCGACCAGGGCATCGGACAGCATGTCCCTGACAAGCGTCTGGGCCGACGGATCGCTGAACCGGATCAACTCATCGGTCAGGACCGCGATGCCTGCCACCTTGTACCAGCCGTGGTAGACATCGTTGAACCCGAACGCGGTAACCGGCTTCGGAGCGCCTTCACCCACCCAGTAGCCGGTGCCACCGGAGGTCGCGCCCTTGATATGGACGTTGAACGGGATGCGGCGAAGCGATGGGATGCTGCCGGTTCCGAACTGCCCCACCAAGGTACGCGGGCGCAGGAACTCCACGAAATCGCCCGCATAGGTCACGTATTCCACCAGAGGGGCGGCGTAGTCCGCATCCTGCGTGGTGCCCGCTGCCACTGTGGCCTTCAGGACCGATTCCACCGTGCGCCCAGAGACGTGCTTGAGGACGCGGCTAACCGGGCTTTCCTCACCGTACTGCGCACGTGCAATCTGCGCGGCCTCGGCCGTGTTGCCCTTGGCCGCGAAAACGCACATCGCGTGACGGGCAAACAGAACACCCGGCTCAAGCTTCTCGGTTTTCTTCACCTGCACGGCGTTGATGGTTCGGCCGCCATCGTTGGCGGGCTGATTGGCTTTCGCCTGAGCGTCTCCATCCACCGGCTTTGCAGATGCCGCCATGTGGGATTCCAACTTCGTCAGACGCGCAATGTCGGCGTCCAGCGTCTTGATTTCGGCATCAACCGCATCGAACTGCGCGGCCTCGCCATCCTCCATCGAACGATTGGCGTCGATGGACTTCTGAGCAATTTCGCCCATTTCCTTCTGCTTGGCCTCGCGAGTTGCCTTCAAATCGGCCAACTGCTCGGCGATGGTCTTGCCTGCCATGTTGATTCTTCCAGTTAATGAAAAAGCCGCATTAAGCGGCTTGGGCTCGGCTGAATAAACAGCCGGGTTGCAGACATGCGCTCCTCGTTCCACGGAGGACCCTCAACCGCCTTTCCACGGGCGGATGCCTGCTGAATTATGTTGCTCTGTTCAAGCTCACCGCACCACCAGACAAACCAAGGATTTTCTTGGCTTGCAGCAACGGGACACTTCCCATGCGTATCGCATTGTCGAACCGCTTGATGGCGCTGATGGATTCGTGCGTCAACGGGCTCATGGACTTCACAGAAGTGATAACCGCTTCCGGCAACGCCGGAATTGTTACACTGGACAGTTCATAAACCTCGATCTCCTGATAATCGACACCGCCATCATCCTTGAAGGCGTACTTGATCGGACGAAAACCGATGCTCACAGCACGAACAAGACCGCTCTTGATCTCGCCCCATGCGACATCAAGCCGCTCTTTCAGCGCCAGCGGCTCCTCGACCACAGGGATCTCGGCATCGAACTCGATTCCTTTTGCAGTGGGCTTACCGAAAACAGCCGTGCCGATTGGCATGTCGCTTCGGTGCTGGTGCAAAAGCGCAAGAGGGTTCTTGAATCGAACCCCTAGCGGATCAATGGTATCGCCAACACGGTCAACGGCAGGCGTGGTTGCCCATCCTTTGAATGTCCTGCGCCCATCTCCAATCGCCTTCACCTCGAAGGCGGCATATGCTCGATTTGCAAGTTCCATAGTGAATCCTATCCCAAAGTGAACATCAATAGGGGTTTTGTTGGCTCTTCTTGCAGCGAGGCGGCCGCGCCGCCAATCGCCATTGCCAAGGAAACCATTCCGTCAATCCTGCCCGTGGACTTGCTCTTGTCCAGCTTCCGGCCCCCTGCGGGGTCAGAAATAGCCACCGCGTTTGCAGCACACATGTTCAGGACAGGGTGGCCACCGTGACGCAGGTTTTTGGCGACCAATTCAGCCTCCAGAACATCCAGTGCGGGCGTCATTGACTTGTACCCCTGCCCGAACTCGACCAGCGGCAGGACCATATCCATGTGAGAAAGGTGGGCGTTAAGCACGGGCATACGCCACCGATCATAATGTATTTCCCGAACCCCGTGCGCAGAACAGAAATCCGCCAACCAGCGGGCCACGAACTCATATTCGACCGTTGGCCCTGGCGTCAGGATTATTTTCCCTTGCTTCGACCAAAGATCATACGGAACCCGATCACGATGGGATCGTTCCTTTACCCCGTCAGCCGGCGCAAAGAATGTCGGCCAGACGTGCCACTTTCCTTCATTTTTTCTCACCGCAACAGCAGCCGTCAGGTCGTGTCGGAACGACAAGTCCAGGCCGACGAATACGTCGCGGTCGAATGCCGTGTAATCGGGCTCTCCATCGTTTGCCTCCCACACCGCACGGGAGACGAACGGGTTCGCCATGTTAACTCTCTGATTCAGAATCAAATTGCGATACGTGTTTTCAGCAGACGGCATTTCCTTTGCCGTTGCAGCCTGATCCATCACTTCTTCAGGATTCTGGAAATCTCCAAACGCAGGGTTTGCAAGCTTGATTGACTCGACTGCGAACGGGTCTGCGTCATCCGGAGTCGTATATAGGTAAAGCTTTTCCTCTGGCCTAGCTGACTCCAGCTTATTCTTCGCCATCTTGTCGATTAGCTGAGAAAGCAAGTCGGCGTCAGTAGGGGCCTGAGTAGAAATGATGATGGACAAAGGGCTTTGCTGAGCAGCCGATGCAGTTTCTAACGCATCGTAAAGCTCGGATCTTGGACCTTTAACCTGACCCAGCTCGTCATGCACAACAAAGACCGGGGACAACCCATAAGCGGTAGAGGCCTCAGCAGACAAGGCCCGGTACTTAGTCCCAAGCTCTGGGCAAAGAAGTTCCTTCGCTGTGTCTCGGACAACAACGTATTGGGAAAGCTCAGTTGACATCCTGACCATTAGGCTGGCCAAACGGAACAAAATCCCGGCCTGCTCGCGCGACTGCGCGGCAGAAAATAGCTGGCTATTAGCCTTCGCTTCCGGGCCTACCAAGTGAAGCAGCAGCAGGAACGCAGAGATGGCCGTTTTACCATTCTTCCGTCCGAAGGAAATTATGGATCTGCGAGTGGGGGTGTCGTAAATCCCGCGAAGGATGTCCTGCTGCCAGTCACGCAGGACCACCTTCTGTCCGACTAGCGCCCCTTCAGGAACTTTACAGTGGTCGTGAATCCACTGGATATTCCTCTCGCCTCGGCTTATTGCCACATCCCCGCCTCAATCAACATCGCCTTGGTAATCTTCCTGATCGGGACAGAATGGACAGCCGCATATTGCTTTCTAGCGGCAGCTAGTCTCCTCATCATGCCCTTAAACTCTGGAGATTGCTTTTTCCCAAGCATCCCTCTTGGGTGGCCCTGCTCAGCCCACCGTTTCCGAATCTTTGCCTTGGTCTCTTCAGAGAGAGTTTTCCCCAAGTTTATCTCCCGCATCCGCTGCAAATGCTCAGGAGATCGCTTCTTCCCAGTGTTTGCAAGCCTGACGTTTTCTTTATGCTGATCCGACAATTTCCTGCCGGTCATGGTCGCGCTCTGCTTCTTCCTTGAAGCCTCAGATCTTGGCTGACCAGTCTTGGTAGCTGATATCTTGGCTCTCGTCTCTTCCGAGAAGACACGACCTTTCAATTTCTTGGAAACCTTGTCTCTCGCTTCAGGTCGGCTCATAGGCCCAAGCCCCGCAGCGTGCCTTTCTCTAGTCCTCTCCTTTGCCAGCTCCGAGCAAGGCTTCCCATACATGGGGTGCTTGTCCCCAGCGAAGCGACCCTTCATCGCCGTGGAATGAACACCAGCGGCCTCTTCCCTCGCCCTGGAAACCACGCGTCTAGACCGCCTCAAAAAGCCATTGCACAAGTTCCTACCGTTACTGCCGATGGTCATCGCAACCAAGGCATACCACATCTTGCCGCCATGCGCTTTGGCCAATAGCAGATGCGCAAAGAAGTGATCCTCGGCAGTCATCCTAATTAAATTCTCCGGAGCATCTGTACCGCCCAGTGATCGCGGGATGACATGGTGTCTTTCTGAGTACCCGCAAAGCCCATCTTCCTTGGCTCGGCGGTCAAGAATGAAGCGGGCGTATATCTGACGGTAATCCATTCCACCATTTTAGCCGCTAGACAAAAAGCGTTCAAGATGCCCAAGGCTTGACTTGTCCAGCCTTTTTGTTAGCCGTCGAAGCCGCCTGGGGCGTGTATCGGCTTTGCTGTGTAAGTCGTAGCTTTGTGGCAATAGACACGGCGCGCTTGGCTTCCATGTCCCGAATTCGCATGAAATCCATGTAGGGCTTCGCGTTCGTAACCCACTCCTGATCATCCAATGACATGGACTTGATCACCCGGTCAAGCTCGTCTGAATGGCATACAGCCCTGACGTATTCGGTCAGTAACGGTGCCGAGTCCTCTCCAAACCAATCGGCCGGCTTGGAATCGACCACAGCCCGCCAAAGCTTCAATTCTTCCCCAGCCAAGGACGTAGGCGGCTCAATCCGACCAAGCGGCTTGACCGGAACAACGCTGAGGCTGGCAGCTGATTGTTTGCTCATTTCTGTACTGTCTAGGTCTGTATTTGTTACGAATTAGAGCACGAAAGGATGGCGGCCGGTGTCCGGCAGTGGAGCTTGAAACTGAACAGCCTCCCCGCCCCATGTTTCACGTGGAACACTTGCTTCCGACTGACTATTCGGGCCATCCGTCAGCCCCTATACGCGCCTTGGTGGTGATGCCCATCTCCCTGTTGGTCTTGGCCTCGTGGCATGTGATGCATCTTGTTGCCAGGTTGTCCATGGCATCTGTGCCACCCTTGCTTGTGGGAATGATGTGGTCGCATTCAAGCTCATCAGGAAGTAGCGCTCGGTTGCAGTCACGGCATGTGTAGCCGTCTCTCAGAAACACCGCATCCCTAAGCCTGCGCCATGGGCGGCCGCCTCGTCCTTGGCCGTAGCGGCTAGGCATCAGCCTGAGATAAGTAGGCTTCAAACGTGACCGCACATGACTCACCATAAGTGGGCGCTCTACCGTTTAGTCTCGCACGAAGATGGTCTAGCGTCGTCTTGGTCAGGCTCTCAAACTGCTCTGGGTTGTTCACGTAGTCGTCCATCCAATTGTTAAACGCCTTCGCGTATAGATCATTCATTAGCCGTTCCTCTCTGATTTTACAGCGGTTGGTTATGGTCACGCTCGCCCAACACTAAGTCGCCATCTAACGTGCGCTCTGGCTCCTGTTCTGGCTCATCCTCAACGATAGCCTCAGCCAGTTCTGCCTGATTCCTTGCCACATCACCGATCACGCCTTCCAGCGCTGTGATGCGGTCCTCTATGCGTTTGAGTCTTGCGGTCAGGCTCATGTGTTATTGCTCCTGGCGCCCATCAGCGTGGGCCCATGTCGATAGGCTGGTAGACATACGGGTGCACAGTTCGCCACATCCTATCAATGTGCTCTTGCGGCCTGCCTTGCAACGAGTAGCGCTTGGCAAGGGCGTGGGCCCTCTCAAGCTTTGACAGTAGCCGGGACGGCCATGGATGCGGCGGGACATGAGTCATGCTGCCATCCTTCCTGATCATGACAGTTCCACCTCGAACACCTCTCGTGTACCTGAACCGTTCCCGCCGTTGCTGTGGAAGTGGATCAGACGCCCGGAGAACGACCACGACGCCGGGGACTCGTTGCGGTAGCCCTCATTGCCAGGGTACTTGGTCATCGTCGGACCCACTCGCCGAGGCGTGGCATTGGACTCCAGTGGGTAGAAATAGACCTGATTGTCGGCCCAGTCGTTCTGCCCGCTTGAATACGTGCTGATCAGTGCATAGCCACGCGCGGTGTAGGCCTTGGCGATGTGCCAGCCCATGTTCCAGTCCTTGTCGAACTCGCCCTGGTGGGCGATCCGTATCTGGTTGGAACCGTCGGCCTTGTACTCTGTGCCGGGGCGGATCGCCTCGATCCAGTCGGTTCGGTTGTTTTGGTAGACGAACATGGGGTATCCCAGTGCGTCAAGCGCCCAACCTGAATGGGTTTCATCGGGACATGCGCGCACCGCGCCGGCTTGGTCCAGGTCCAGCGGCCAGAAGTGAGGGCCATCCTGAACGGTGCCAGCTAGGCTTTCATACCAGCCGCTGTAGCTGCGTCCTGTGTGGATCAGTGCCCATTGCCCGTCTGGCGACACCTCCACCATGTTAGGCCTGCGCAGTTGCGCCACGCCCAAGTCAGACGGGCGCAGGGTGCCGATGATCTTGTCGGCCTGAACGTCGTAGGTGAACACGGCCACGCATGGGTAGCTGCCGGACTGGACCTCGCGCATGACCATGAAGCACCAGTAGCGCGAGTCGTTTGAGCTGTCGCCCTCCGCATCCATCGTGATGTAGCTGCCATCGGTGAAGTCAGCGGCGAAGTCGTGCGCCAAGGTGCGGGCACCACTCATGGCGTCCATCCGGTAGAACTTCATCCGGTCGTGGAAGAACATCTCGCGTGGTTTGGTGTAGTTCCAGCGCAGGTCGTGGTGTTCGCCGACCTGGTGGGTTTTCACGGTCTGTCCGGAAGCGCGTTCGACGATGTGGCAACTCGTGCTGTTCTCACCGTGCACCATCAGCAACGTGTCGTCGCAGTTGGCCAAGCTATAGCGGCTGTAACCGGCCAGCCCGGCCCTGACCTTGCGATACGCAACCGAAGGATCAGCCATCTGGTCGCGGTGCTGTGGGAGCGCTTCGATCGCGGTTGCCACATCGCCTGACGGCTCGGGGTCTGGGGTGTGGTTTGGCTCGGGCATCGGATCCGGGTCGGGCTCAGGCTCAGGGTCTGGTACTGGCGCTGGACATGCTTCAGCCCTGACGACCATCTTGCGGGTTGACGTGATCAGGTACTCGCCTGGAGCCGCGCTCGCAGATTCGTACGCTTCCTCATCGACGATGTGCCTTGATACCAGTTCACCGTCTGGTTTCCTGACCTCGATGTAGCCAACCCTAGTGAACTGAACGACCTTCATTGCGTCACCACCTCGGCGTATCGACGCCATGCGTCTTGACGGGCGTCACACTCGGCGCCGACTCGAATAACTCGTCCCGCAGCCTCTGCTCGGCGTTGATCGGCGTCATCAATGGCGCGGGCGGACTCGGCACCTGCGGACAGGCGATCGGTCTCGCAACCTCTCCAGAGGTCTTGCAGGCGCACAGTGCCAGCCCGCAGGCCAGCCACTGTAGACGCCTCGGTATGCTTGCCATCATCGAACCCTCTCTGATACTCGACCGCCAGCTTGTTGACAGCCGCTTGCATGCCCTGCTCAGCCTTGCGGGCGTCACGCTGTGCATCGGCCTCGGCTGCCATGAACTCGCCGATTACCTTCTCGGCACGCGCGTTGGCGCGGTTGTAGCCGTTTCCGTCCGCCCAGCGGTAGAACATCACCTGGAACAGGACGAATGCCACTACGACGGCTCCGGCCTTCAACAGTGACGCGTACGGGATCACTCAGCCGGCTTCTGCTTGAAGCTGGTGGCGAACGGGGTCAGGACCGCAGAACCGACCGCAGCACTTCCCAGCGCAGCAAGCGCCCAAACCGGGAATGCTGCCTTTGCGCCATGATCCAGCAATGCATAGGCCGCCAAACCCGCCAGAGACGACGTGTTTATTACCGACAGCCATGTCGAAATGCGGCGCCATACGCGCTTGAAGTCGAAGCGGGCAATGAACGCCTTCAATGGGTCGATGATGATGATGGGTCCGCCTGGCATGGTCATTTCTCCGGTTGCTTTTGCTCTGCACGAAGCTTGTTGATGTAGGCGTCGTGAATGTCGTCGTTGTTGCGTAGGGTACTGAAATCGCTGTCGATACGGCCGAACTCTCGGCTCAGCCATAAGCCGCCGACCATCATCATGCCCAGCATCATCAGCGATGCCGTCACCGAAACCCAGACGCCAACGCCGCCCGCATTGATGGTGATCGTCGATGCGCTGGAATTGCTCCGGATCAACTCGTCCGCCTTCGCCGAAAAGCGGTTCAGCGCGCGAGCCAACTCCTCACTTTCCCCTGTTTTATCAGTCACTTATACGGCTCCGTAAAGACCGGGACTTCCATACGAACAGCAATTCTATAAACCACGTCGCGAAGCGCATGAATTTCTTTCCTGAATTCTTCGAGATGCCAGTTCCTGACATACTCCTCCGCGACTTTGACCTTCAGAGAGTGATGGTCGCGCCACAGAAGCCAGACCCACCCGACCAGCCCCACGATGGCGGCACCTAGCAGGTATACGATCAATTGCAGGATTGCGGCATCCATCATTCCACCAGGATGATGCCGCGCGAGGCGCACCATCGGCGCACGTCGAAGCTCGGGCAGGCTTTTGCGACCTTCGGGAAATCTCGGTGGCCCAAGACCCGGGCTTCCGGGAAATGGCTCATCAGGCCCCGTATGACAAGCTCAAGGGCATCAGCCTGGCGCTGTGTCAGCGTGTTCTCGGCCTGCGTGTTGTCCGAGTTCATGCCCCCGATGTAGCAGATTCCAATGCTGTTGGAATTGTGCCCAGCCACATGCGCACCGGGCTTCTCGATTGGCCGCCCAAGCTGAATGGCCCCGTCCAGGAGCACTACGAAGTGATAGCCGATACCATCCCAGCCCCGACTTCTGTGCCATTGGTCAATATCGGTCGCAGTGAACGGCTTTCCAGCCGGCGTCGCGCTGCAATGCACGACAATTTCGTGGATTGAACGCATAAATACCTCGATGAGAGAAGCCCGGGCGAGTCGGTCTGCTGAGGATCCGCTGCCCGGGAATGCCACTGACGGCCGGAAATATGGTGTATTGCTTGTGGAACGCCTGTTCGGCTTTTCAGAACCCCGGTGGCGGGACTTGTCCGGGTTGAAACCGCTACTGCTCTGCCACAAGCAAAAAGGGCGTATTCGAGGGTTGGCATTAGCGCTCAGGTAGCTTTGCTGCTTTCATTTCCGACTCAGCCTTGAAGGCCGTCTCAAGCGATTTCGCGATCTCGTCCGCGTGACGTTCGTTATCGCATTCGGCCATCACTTTGTGACTTCCGGTCATCCCATGACTGCCGTCTTTGCTCTGATACGGGTGGTAATAGGCCGTCACGGTGTAGCGGACCACTGGGCGCACCTGAAACTCAGGGCCAGGAACGTTGGTTTCGTCGTACATGGTCGTCTCCTAGGGCCGCAGCCCATCGAGGTTTGCCACCCCGCAGGGTGGATTTGCCAGATCGGCAAATAGGAGCCCGTCCCGCAGCCAGCTTAGGAGAGGGGACGTTCGTTCTGGTCGGGAGACGGGCTGGAAAGATCGGCCCGTGTCGCCGGGCCAACGCGCTGTCCGTGGGCTGTCTAATTTTCCGGACTGCCACCGCAGTTAAGGATTGCGGCTCCATCCGGGCTCACCAGAGGGGGCTGGCGGCCCGGCGTTCGCGGCGAAGGGAGCGCCGGGAAAGGGAACCCCGCCTTCATCGGCGGGCAGTTTGACCTGTACGGAAAATACCCCCTATTTGGTGCAGAGTCAAGCGGATCAAGATGGATTCCATCTACCCGTACTCGCCCCCCCACTCCCCGTCCTTCCGATGGTCGATCTTGAACGAAATGACGGCCCGGATTTGCTCCTCATTGAACCGAGTCCACTTCACTGGCTTTCTGGTGATCTTCTCCCCTTCCTTCCTGCAGAACTCGGCGAACCGCTTCTTTATTAGCTCATCGGTTGGCAAAAGAAGCCACTCGCCTCTTGTTTTGTACTGCGAAAACTCTTTCAGGATGGCGCTCTCGACCCTGTGGGCCTGCTTTTCTGTTCCAACACTGGTAAATGCACATAGGCGGATAGTGAAGGGGCACCCGCAGTACAAGGCTACAAACCTTTGATGCGGCATGCTGCTTATCCCGACCTTGACCAGAACCCGGCCGTCATCAAAAGGGGCGTAGGCGGTGTAGATATACCACCATCGTTGGCTTCTTGGCTCGGCAGTTCCGCGAGTCCTCGAATAATTAACAAAATTGCTGACGCTCATCCTTTAACCCCTCTTCAGAGATTTAGCCACATGGTCAACACCTCCTTGGACTAGTGAAAGGTGCTGTCTTACGCTTGGCGGACGTGTTGCCGGCCCTTCTACCATTTTAACCAAGTCGCGCGCTTGCTGATACCTCTCAACCTTGCGCCTGCCTTGACCACAGAAATGCGCTCTCAGGGAACACGCCATACGGGGATTTTCCTTGGCGATGGCAGAGACAATCTGCTCAACCTCCAGCTCAAGCAAGGGCACCTCCAATGGCTTGAATCCAATTTGACGGGCGGGCATTTCACCCCGATGCTCAATCAGGACTTGGATAAAGTTTTTTGAACGGTGTCCTAGGTACTCACAGTCTTTGTGCAGTGCAAAACAATCGCCCCATGAATCTAGACGGCGCTTCACGTACTCCCGGAACAAGTCAACTTGGCCGCCGCTCATGCCGCCAACCTATGCTTGCGAATCACCCGGTCCAACGCGGCCCGGATCTGAACCTGCCGATTGATCTGCCGGTCAAGCTTCCGTAGGTGCGCCTCGCGGGCAGTCTGCGTCCACCCCACGAACCGGGATTCGTCCTGTGCTTCTCGCTTGCGCTTGGTGTTCATGTGACCTCCTCGATTTTCACGCGCGCCGCATACTCCTTGGCGCGGCCTCTGACTTGGTCGTACTTCCACGTCACGCGAGGGTCTGCGTCATCAACGCCGAGACGGTCTGCAATCCCATCTCTGAGCGCCTTGAATCCGGATTGCAGATTATCGCCATCCAGCTTTCTGGGTGCTACCCGGATCATCGTCACCACGCACGGGAGCGGATGGGGTGCGACGGCCAGCGCCGCAAGCCGATGCTGCTTTGTGCGCCGCGCTTTGGTCGCCCAGTGCTCGCGCTTATTGGCTACCGAATCGATGCGTAGTGGAAGCTCGATCATTCCATTACCTCCACTCCTGGCTGCTCTGGCTTGGGTGGGGTGGTCCACGGCAGCACGTCCCTATGCACCAGCCGGTGATGTGAGAGGTTGTCCAGAATCTTCACGCCAGCTTCGGTGGCGAAGATGCCAAGGTCATCCAGCAACGCTCCTACTACCTGATACGCCTCGGCGCAAACCTGCGCGGCTTCGGGATATTCTTCCCCCTCGGCTGCCAGCGGTGCGGCGTAGAGCGGCGTCACTTTGCAGCCGCTCGCTAGCGCTTCGTCAAGCTCGACTTCGTCGGTGGTGATCCAGTCGTCTCCACTGTGAACTATCCACGCAAACGCTTCCACTGCGGCTGTTGAGGATGGATTGTCTAGGATGTGTTCTAGGCGCGTCGTGTTTTTCGCCTCGAATTGCCAGAACTTACCGTTGCCATCCGTCAGCTCATAGAAAACGCCGGGATTCATCCGCCCCGTTTTGCGGATGGTGCGGACGTACATGCCGTCACGGATCGGGTTGCCCTCGCTGGCGTAATTTCCACGAACCCAGTCGCCGAACTTCGGCCCCCGCAGCTTCTCATCTCGGTTAGTGACCATCATCGATCTCCTATCAACACGATGACAAAAATCACTGCCAATCCAAGCAATAGCAATCCAGCAGATGCAGCATATATCAACACCGGAGACAGTACCCACCACCAAGACCACACGATGAAACCGGTTAGTTTCAGTGCAATAAAAAGGATTGTCAGAAGGCCGACGAACCCGATTCCGCCGCTGCTTGAAGTTTTATCGGTCATGACTCCCCTCCGTCTTGCGCCATAGCGGCTTGTGGGGACGCTGGTCGCCACAGAATTCCAAGCTCTCTCTCCCATGTGTAAGGCAGGCGGTAAACAGGCTTCCAAACGCCCGCAGCACTATCGAACCATTCGTATTCTGCTTTTCCTGATGCAAACGATTCCAGCAGGCTCAGAACCTCGCCTAATGTTTCCACGTCCTCGCCGAAAACTTCGTTCGGCACGCGCTCGCCCTTGTGAATCCTGCCTCCTCGAATCAATGCGCGGCACGCGACCTTGAATCGCTCTGTCAACTCTACGTCCCTCCGCGTGTCATCATTGTATGTCTCTTGCTTGACGCTGCCTTCGATCAAGCTAATGGCGCGGTCGAGGGCAACTGTTTCTTCGGTAACGAATGGGCGCATCTTTTCTCGCATCTTCCGCAACGTCCGCAGCACCGCCGCGTGGTCTGCTGGCTTACTCATGGCTGTTTCCGGTTGCTTTGGCGATGGAAGCGCGCGCAGCATCGCAAGGGATACCCAATGACTCGGCAGCGTCTGCGAGTACTTTCAACGCATTGAGCAAATCCGGCGCTGCGGCTATCAAACGGGCGTTTGCCATGAACTCGTCTCGTCGTAGATCGCCGCCGCCACAAGCGAACGCGATGGACAGACCGACTTCCTCGCAACCTTGCAACAGAATAGGATCGTGATGTGGCCGACCACTCCACGGAGCCGGCGTGTGCCCGCTCACGACTGATCCTCCAGGGCGGCGAGTAGGGCGTCGTATTTGCGGGCGGTTTCAAAGTCCGCCGCGATAATGAGTTCCCGACCGTCCCTTAGCGCGATGTTTCCGTGCGTATTTCCGTGACCGCTGCACGACGCGACCGTGGAAACACCACCACCGTTGAGCGCCGACACAAGGTCGGCTATCTCTGGGTCGCACCACACGGTCGGTCTGCCTATTTGGTCTCGGCGCAGCGTCACCATGCTGGACTCTCGACTATTGTGATTACGGTCATCTTTCATCACGTACTCCTATGGTGGTCATGCAAGTCGCCATAAGCGGAAGGCTGACCGGCCCGAACCAAAGTGCGGAAGCATGATTAATCGCGCGCTGTTCCTGAAGCCTTCGCGCTTCGGCCTTTCCCCGGCAGTGTGCGCAGCTATCCTGCCGACTGCCACGGTTGAGCCCCTTCCCGCAGCCCTCGCAGCGAAGGTTTTTCGGGGCGGTCATGCCGACTTCCTCCGCCGGTCTTCATCGTCCCATCCCATGTGCCAAGCATCCCTCAGCGTCCGGCCGTCCTCTCCCATCCCGTACATCGGGCACTTGGTGCGCGGCTTTCCGGAGCGTCGAGCCGACTCTCCAGCCTCTTTTGCCTGCTTCCACTTGCGCTCGCTCATCGCGATCCTCCATAGGCTCGTTTCAGGGTTTCATTCAGCGCATCCAACTCGTTCCACTTCCGGATTCGCCACATGGTTTTCTGACCGTGCCAACCGTTCCGGCTGCCGCGATGGCAGTCCTGGCACAGCGCCACAGTGGTGAAGTGCTGGCCTTGCTCGATGTGGTGCGCTTCGCTCGGAGCTGGCGCATCGCAGACGACACATGGAAGTTCCTTGACCCGGGCTAGGTGGTCGCGCTCGGCCGGACTGATCGCCTTCGCGTTCTTTGTCCTCATGCTGTATCCCCATTGCACATGAGCCAGAACTCGGTCCGCACGTCATCAAGCATTACGCTGGTGTAATGCTCGCCGATGTAGGCCGTAACGCCGTCGAAAAACAGCCGGAACTGATCCTCTGACATTTCGTCAAACGCAAGCGATCGCGCTATCTGAGCCGTCACCTTGCCAAGCGTGCCCAAGTCAATTTCAAGAGGTTCGCAGCAGACACCGGACCTCGTCTGGACCGCCTTCAATGCCCCGTGTCCGTCCAGGTCGCGGAACTCCTCCACGTTGTCCACCAGTAAGTGACCGATGGCGTGAGCGAGTCTGTGGAAGGCAGGATTTCTGGGCTGTTTCAGCTCTGCACGAACTTCGCGCCCAGTGCTGAACTTCCGTTCCCGCAACAGCCGCGCATCGATGCCGTTCGCCGGCACCAACGCACCCACTAGCTCACCCGTGTCGGGATCGACCAGCTTGCGGACGACTAGGTACACCGGTCGCCTGGCACGTTTGGCTTTGACGCGCTTGGCGGTCGTTGCGCTCACTTAATCGGATCCACGTCGTTGACCTGATCCGGGATCCAGATATCGAACAAGGTCGAATTGTAGTACCTGCCGGATGCCAGCTTGGCATTGACCTCAGCGGCCTTCATGCGCCACGCCGCATCCTCAATACTGGCGGAATCAGTTCCTCGCGTTTCGCGGATCGCCTCGATCTCAATGAACGTTGACTGCCACCCCATGCGATCCAGCGGGATTGTCATGGCGCACACGGCAACCCCAATTCCTCCGATCGTAGCCGCACAGAATGCCAAGGTATCCCAAGCGCCGTAACGATTACTGGCAAGGTACAGCAATCCCGCCACCATAAGCACAGCGAACACCGTCAAGATAATCATTCCGCTCTCCTGTAACGCTCGGTTGCCTCGGCTGTCAGTCGCTTGGCCTCTGCTTCGTCTATCCGCCCCACATGCCTCTGCTGCCTGATCCATCCAAGCTGACGCTCCAGTGGAGTTTCGCAAGGTTTAAGCGCATCGCTCACTGACTTGTGCGCTGTCTTTATTGGGAGATCTTTCGGGAGGTAGAAGGTCGTCCAGCCGCGCTCAATGGCATCTTCAACCATCTTCATCGCAAGGTCCGCGTCAAGTCCGGACAACTCCGCCAACTTCGCGACTTGCCGCTGTTTGGCAATCGCCGTCCATCCCTTGCTGCCAGCCTTGTGCAGAGTCCACATCGACCACGCCGGCCTTAACTCCGGAGGAACCTCAGTGCATTGGCGCACCGGCTTGTCCAGCACACGGGCCTCTAGGGCCTCTATGCGGGATAGGAGGCTTTGAAGGGTTATGGGCTGATCAAAGAGAGTCGTCATTGGTCAGTCCGCAAAAAAGCTGCAAGCCAAAACACAAGACCCGCGCAAGCGAGGCCAAACGAAAGCCGGCTAATATCCATTGGCAAAACGTAGCCAAAGAACATGTAGCCCAGCCACGCCAAGCTAGCCACCTTAATCACAGGCCACAAGATATTCATGTCATCCCCCTTTCTTTAATTGAAGTCTCCATTAGACAAGCCGCCTCTTTTGAGGCTGCTATCTCGCAAAACCTCGAAACTTCCGATTGCACATGCTTGGTGAATCGGAACCACTCTCCATTCCCTCTCACTTTGAAATGGTCAAAGAGTTGCATCTTTAGGCTCGATGACATTGAAGCCATAGCGACGCGCCTTGCCATCTCCAAAAATACGCTTTGCTGCGATCTTGAACTTACGACCGTTCCTGTCCCGAGCCACGTAATGCGTAACGCCAAATGGACCGACTACCGGAGAATCTATCGTCAGGTAGCGGTTGATCATCCTCGGGTCATTGTCCCTGAGCATCTTTCCGTCAAACCAGTTCATCTCTTTTTCCTTTCTTTGGTCAACACTCGTCTAATGATGGCCTTGGGGACACCCTCATGGTTTCCTGATCCCGCTGGCCCACCCATTGCCTCTGTCCGGATCGGTTCGCCTTCCTGGCCTTCCGACAAGCCCCAACGTGTCCACTTACCCGGTATTGACTGGCGCCGGCCATCAAAGCGCCCAATGGAGTGCAGCCGGTCGGCCAACCAGTTCGCTTTCCTGAGGGGCGCCGACGGAACCCGGCCACGGACTGACGTGCCTCTGACGGCGAGTCCGGGAGGCAATCTGTACCGATTCGGTACGGTATTGACATCTTGAGCGGGTTGGGTGGTACAATCACACCCGCTGGGATTCGCACTTTCAGCATGCGCCACGCCGCGCAGGTCGTCAAGACCCAGGGCCTCCCTAATCCGGAGGCCCTTTTTAATTGGTTCCGTGATATCGATAGGCTGCATCAATCGATATGTAGGCTTCATGCGGGCGGTTTCGTCGTTTCCGGAGGCGTCCAACCAAACTGGATCAACTTTTCTCGGATAGCTGCGTCCATCTGCATGGCGCATAGGTTGGCGTACTGACGGGTTATCTCCCCGAATATGTCTCGGGTCTGCATGACGCCATCGGCGGTCAGTTCAGTGGTCACGGTCATCATCCGATCATCGCCAATCACACGGGGTCGTTGTTTATGGGGGCTAGGCATTGGGTTTGTGCCATCGGCAGAACATCGCGACACATTGATCCCGCCCGCCAATCTCGCCCCAATGCAGCCGGAACACCTTGGCTAGATGGTAGCCTTCCCCCATGTCGGGGTTTTTCAATTCCACGAAGTCTCCGACTCTCGGGACATTCGTCCACCGACGAAACGCGTGCTTCGACGCATGACCTTGGCTTGTCTCGACGTAGATATCAATAGAAATTCCGTCCATCGTCAATTTCCATCGTCACGGAAGGGCACCAGACGCCGCAGCCCGCAGGCGTCCACAAGGCGCTGTAACGCCCGCAGCGCGCGACCATCCCCGAGCCGGGCCTCGTGCTGGGCAGCCTCGTGTAACCGGCCCAGGGCGTCATCACGACCGTGCTGGATCAGGTCGTCGTGGGTCGGTGGGATTTCTGGGTCAAGGGTCACACCTTCACCCACCTGCGCTTGGGCGAGTTGTGGCTGGTCCGCGCCGCGCTGTACCCCGCTGGCTTGATGTAGCCATTTGCCCGAAGCCAGGTCATCACGGTGCCGAAGCTGCGCCTGTCCTTTGGCTCACCAGCCATATCAATCACCGCTGGCAGGATCGTCTCCGCAAGGAAGTAGCCCCGCGTCTTTCGGATCACCATCCGCGCCGACATGTAGGCTCTCGACTCCCAGTTGTCGCTCATAGCGTGCTCCATACAGT